TCCCTCTATATAGGCAACCTTTGTGTGAAAACTGTAACAATAAATACGAAACTGTATCTTTATTATACTAAAAAGCGTGAAGATTTGTGAAAACCCTCATGCGAAAAAATTTTGCCGGGAAATTTTTCGACGATATGGGAAATTACTTTCGCTTTTTCTTTTCAGGTGCGCTATATCCCCATGACTTTGGGTTGACTGTACCTTCTGTCCAACCCATGCTTTTTACATCACGATACTTATCCCAATAGTGATCAAAGATATCAGAACGAAGACCTTGTACTACATCAAACTTCTCACCTTCACTATCACAATAACTGATTAGATAAGAATCTCGTGGAAGACTTTTATCTTCTGCAAAAGAAGGATCGCAGTTTGTATGAATAATGTTGATTCCTTTTCCCATCAAGAGCGATTTCCCCAAACGATATCAGGATAAGCTTCTGAAACAATTTCCTTGGAGATATTATACTTATCTTGTAGTTTTTTGTCTTTTACAAGGCAAATAATTTCTGCCTCCAGAGGATGAAGACCTTCAAGAATATTAATAAACATCGTTTCACGACGAATGTTATTTAATCCATCATTACCACCTTTTAGAAAATGGTAAAAATTTTTATATTCTCTACGAATTGTAGTATGTCCTTGTCTATCACTAGATCCCATAGAAAAAGATCCAGTTTCATGCATTCTACGAATGTCTTCAGTAATTTTAGTGCTCAAAGATCCGCTATAAGAAGTTTGCTCCGAGTATTCGGAATAAGGAACTGGTCCATCTGGAATCATTGAAACAACAGTCTCATCAAAATTCCAAATAAAAATTGCTTTAAGTGAAGGATGCTCATATTTTTTGAGCACTTCAACTTTTTTAACATTAGATCTTTGTCTGGATGCTAAATCTAATATTTCAAAGGCAAATGGATTGTTTGGAAGTTGTGGAAGAGCGGTAACTTTTATCGATTTTGGTACTGGTTTCTCACTCTTCGTCTTCGTCGTTATCTTCGTAGTCATGGTAGTTTTCAAAGTTAAATGCGATCACCTCATCTGGTATCAGGTTACCCTGATTATCGAACATTTCGGGGTGAGGTCTAGGAATTTCCCGATAGTTCATCATGTATTCTCTTGCTACCCAACCTGTTACAAGTCCCACTATAAGAAACAAAACTGTTAGAAATGAACCGAATACTAAACTAACTGCTAACATTTCTTTTACCTCGGGAAACTACTATTTTCTTCCTTGAATTTAAGGAAAATTCAAAATAGATGGTTACTTCCCGATTTAGAAAACAAACCATCTTTTCAAAGATGATATGAAACGGTTGTGTTTGCTTTCTTTTCCCTCCATTAAGAATAAATTCAACACCACGATTTATGTGGTTTTCTTTTTTATTTAGGTCGTTAGCTGATGAGTTGTTGTTCCTTGAGGAATTTGATTGTGTCAATGGATCCTCCCAATTTTTTATCGTTACAAATTACTTGTGGAAATGTAGAATTTTCACCAAACTCGGCATAAAATTCTTCTTTTGTAAAATGTTCATTCAAATTATAAACCACAAAACTACTACCAGTCAACTCAAGAACTTGCTTGACTTTATAGCAATATGGACAATCATCTTTTGAATATACTGTGAAATTCATAATACCTTTTAACTCATTAACTTATAGTAATTTATAAAAGAAAAAAATGAGGACTAGTCCTCATTTTTTAACCACCAACTTACCTCTCCCACCACAGAGAGGATCTTCATTCCCAAAGTTACAAGGAGTATTGAAGACTATTTTATTATATAATATTTTTCTCAATCCGTCAAGTATCAAAAAAGAACATCTGCCAGAGTCTAGAATTTTCCACAACACCACCAAAATATTGAGAGGCGGAGTGAATTGATGATGCATCAAAAATGAATAAACGATTAAATACATTTCCACAAACATCCACAGGTTCAAAATGACTTCCATCTAAATGATTATCGCCAGGATATCGGTCTGGTTGCCATACAGCATCCCATCCATCATCAAACCAATTTCTAGATTTGTTTTGTTTATTTGCCCACAACGTTGTCCCACATTGATGAGGGGCATTTGGTGTTAGATATAATACACCTCCCCATTTTTGAGCATCTACATGATATACCAATGGTTCTCCAGCAATTGCATTTTGAAATTTTCCATTTTCTCCATAGGATTCCCACTGTGTTATCTTTTGTCCCATAATTTTTTCAAATGCTTCTTTCATTCCAGGAAACAAAAATTGGTTTTCAGTCCTTCTACCAATAAATCCTTTACCAAAACCACCTTCAATAAAATTTTGTTTTAGTGCGAAATCTCTAACTGCATGAGGATCATCATAGAAGTTATCAATAATCCAAACCGTTGGCTTTGATTGGGAGTAAAAAGTAAATGAATCTTCTTTTTTATTTTCTTCATCTGGAAGCAAATAATTTTTTACTGCTGGCAAAGTAAAAATTAAATCAGGTAAGTTATCATGGGAATAATTTTTTAAAACGGTATTAACTTCACATGAAGGTGAAATAGACCCTTCTTTTAAAACTAACTCATTCTGAAATTTTTCAGTCTCACTAGATCCATATTTTCCAGACACTACAAAATTAAAAGTGTCATCATAATGTGTAAAATACTTTGATTTCAATATTCTATTTTTTGAAGGACCCATCCAACTAAAATGCCATCCAAGATCCTCAACTATTTTGTTGTCTTGAGTAATTCTTACAATTGGAAATGGATTATGAACGTTAGATCTAATTTGAGTTGGAGTTGCGTTTTTAAATTGATGTTTTTTACAGATTATCATAGAATTACACCAAGGTTTTGGCGTATCCGAGTCTTTTAAATACACTCTCAAGTCTGCTCTTCCCTCTAAATGCACAAGAGGAATTTTGACTACACTGTCATCACAGGTTTTAATAATTGGAATAATCCATTTTAAATTTTGTGGATTAATGATTTCATCACTATCACTATGAATAAAGATAGTATCATCATCATATTCATCAATAACTTGTAGAAGAGAATCTTTTTGCATTCTCTCTCGCACTCTAGCTCTTAAAGAATTTAAATTTTCATAGTTACCATCATAACAATTAATTTTATCAATTTCTTTTATGACTAGACTATCATCATCTGGAATGTCTAAATCAATAATTTTAATCTTTTCTCTAGGTATTTTTAATTCATCAAGAATATCTCGCAATTCATATTGAATCGGAACTCCACTTATTGTTCTATTAGATTCACAAATGACAAATTCATCGACGTAATCTTTTAATATGTTATATCTTAATTCAAGTAGTTCTTTTCCTGTTGGTGCAAAAAATGGAAAAAAATCAACTACCTTAATAGTATTGGAAACACTTATATTTTTTGATTCTTGACTATCTAAATTCTTTACATCCATAATATTTCCAAATTTATATTGTGAATAAAAATCTTTAATTTTAGATCTATGATATGTATCAAGTTCATCCCAATACTCTAAATACAAAGTTTCGAAACTTTGCTTACATTCATCAATCTTTCCCCACCACCACAATGATACTGCATTTTCATAAATTAAAGATGCCTTTCCAAAATATTTGCACTTTTGTCTAAATGGTGGTGAATTAAAATCACAGATTTTGAGTGCGATGCTGCAAAAATAAGTAGCATCTTGATATTGATTATACCAGTTTTGATAATTGGATATTTTATAATATGCTTCTGGTCTTTTAGGTAGAATTGAAATTGCGTGCTTATATAATCCAAGAACAGTGTTTGATCTATTTTTTTGTTCATCAAAACACTCACCCATATGAATTAAACACTCATATGCTAGATTTAAATCATCAGTTCTATCAGCTGCTCTTAAAAAAAATAAAATAGCAGATGCTGTCTGATCTATTTTTTTATATTCAACAGCAAGGTTGAAATTAGTTAATGGATTTTCTACATCATCAACATACTCAACAAGTCTTTCATTTAGCATCTATAAATTCCTCCAAAGCACTTTCAGAAACTTTTAAAATATAAGCAGAATTATCTTGAAATCCAAAGGTAATTAGATAATCATCGTGATATTTAGATAAACCACAAGAGAATTCTATTTTTGCTCCCATGAAATCAAAAATATTAGAAGTCTTTACAACGTTCCATTCTTTATCCCAAATAACAAATTGATGCCTATAAGTTGCGTTTTTCCTTCCAGCATTACTCTTATACAAATATGTAATATGAGTTAAAGCCATGTATCCATCTTTATATGATATAACTTGTGATCCGCCTCTTGGATCATGCGGAAACTTTCTCGCATTTTCCAAACATCTAGTTTCGCAAGTATTTTTATTAATATCAACTTCCACCACTTCTGTTGGATTAGACCATTTAACATAGTGATATGGTTTATCCAAAACTGGCATCCAATTTTTTTCACAATATGATTTATTTTCACCAGTTGATGGGATCCTATATCTAGATATTTCCTTCACATAATCATCAGTGATTTCAATTTCTGATAGTTCCATTCTACCAGTTCCAATTGTATCTAGATCTCGTCTAACACCAGTCACATAATATTTTCCATCCCATTTTACTATTCTACAATCTTCCAACCCAACAAACTCCCATAATGGTTTTTTATCGAGAGCGGAAGTATCAATAGGATGAATTCTAACAATATCTAATTTATCATTAAGAAAACAAAAATAATTTGTGGTAGTAAGAGTCATATCATTTTCTGGATTCAGATACAACAAAGGACCCCACTGGTGTTCGTACTTGTTTGTTTCTGAATGATATAATGTATATTGACAGTGCCTAATGTTCACAAATATTTTTTCACCATCTACAAGAATTGATGGATTAAAAAGACCTGTTCCATTTGTGTACTCTGAAGGAATGATCAAAGGTTTAATCATTCCACCTCTATCTAAAGAATATTTTACAAAATTATTCATCAATTTACATCATCTCCATTTTCACATTATAGCATATTTTTCTATTTATTTAGTAAAATAAAAAAAAATTAAGATTTCCATGTTCCACCATCATTATAATATATTAAATCATCAGCAGATTCTTTCCACACTCCAGAAACATTTATATAAAGTTTAGATGCTTGTTTCCAAACCCCAGAAACTTTTGCATAAACATTTGATGTTGGTGCTGGTGGTGCTGCACTATTGGGAGTTAAAACAAGTGGTAAAGACCAATCAACGTAATCTAATGTTTCAGAGTTTACACTTGAACTAAGATCTAGGGTAACAAGTGGTAAAGACCAATCAACAAATTCTAAAGAACTAACATCCGAATTACTTGGTACTGACATGACTATTCAGTAGTGTTTGAATTTTCTTGATTTATTGCAAATAAATATTCTTCAATATTTGAATCAATTGCCTCCTGAGAAGCATTTGGATCTAATTTTAATATGATAATTTGTCCTTCAGATATTAATACATTATAGTATACTTTTCCTCTTGCTGCTGGACGTGTGCTTATAACTTGATAACTCATTTGTGTTTCTCCTAAGTAACTTAAGTAACAGAAAAATCATCAATATACATTGTATGGGTTCCAGAAAAATCAAGAACGAGAAAAACCTCAGCAACACAATCGTCTGATGGAGTAATTGTCAAACTAAGTTCTTCCCAGGTATTTACTGCTCCGGACAATCCAGAACTAAACGTATCAGAAGTTATCCCAGCAATCCTATTATTTCCCAAAACTTTCAATCTAGCATTAGATCCGGTACTAGAAGCCCTATAACAGTATAACTTAAAAGTTATTGAAGTAGAGGCTGATGCAGCAACTTTCGCAATCATAAACTCTGCATCATAGTTCTGATTTACACATTCTATCTTCCAAGAATAACCAGAAGCAGTGTGTCTTGTGGTAATATCTTCAGTTATAACATATGCGCCGGCAAGTACATTATAAAATTCTCCGGAAACTCCATCGTGATTTTTTGAATACAAATTTCCTCCTGAAGCGACGGAAAAAGAAACTTCTGGTGAAGCATTTATTTGTAGATTGTTGAGGTATATAGATCCAGATGCTATGTCCACTCCTCTATTAACAGTTCCTCCAGCACCAACGAGTATTCTTGAACCAGTATCAGCTCGTAGTGAATAATTAGCAAATAAAACATTACCATAATAAGATCCAAATGAGGATCTACCTGTCGAATAATTATGTTCTTTTACGCTTATTTTAGATGCATTCCTACCCCAAATACCGATTGTACCAACAGATCCCATTGTACAGATTCCTATTTTAACTTGGTCATCTACCTGTGCTTGGAGCCCTGGAATATCATTATTACTTTGAGATCTAATACCAGCACCGGGGCCCACAGACCCTC